TGCTTAAAGAAGGAGATTTAACTTTCTCCGGATTCTATCAAGTTGGTAAGAAGACTATTGTGCAGGAAAAGTATCCCTCCTCGTTTCATGTTTCAACTAAAGCGACTGAATACTTCCTTCACAAACACGGATCTTGCCCCAAAAGTTCTGACGACTGCATTTGCCCTGTAAGTATTGGAAACCATGTTGAGTACGACCTAGAAACGATGAACGGAATGTGTGGAGCTCTACTCTCCATATCCAATCGTCTGATCCATACCAAACTCATAGGTTTCCACGTTGCTGGCGGAGTTGGTTCTCTCGCTCTTGGTGCCCTCACTACTCGACAGTTCCTTGAAAAAGCTCTTGCTGATCACGTTGCTAAATTTGGTATCCCACCGTCTTATCTTATTGACGGCCGACTACCATACTCCCAATCCTGGGTAGACACAACGCGTAAAGTATCCTTGCTTGATCTTGGTGACTGTTTAAATGTTGGCACCGCCCCAGCTCCTCCCGCTCCATCCACTACACAACTCGCTCCTTCCTTGATTTTCAACAAAGTACAATCCCACATCATGAAACCTGCTAACCTGAAACCTGTATACGTACAGGGTGAAGGCCTCGTAGACCCAATGATAAAAGGTATTAAGAAAGTCATGGGAAGTCAAACTTTCCTCGACCCCGACTTGCTGAACGCAGCTGCAAACGATGTGTTTCAAGGCCTCGGAAAACCCCCGAATGGCCTTGGCACCGTCCATAGCTACGAAGAAGCCATAGTTGGTGTTGAGGGTGACCCCTACAAACGACCAATCAACCGAACGACCTCTCCTGGATATCCATTCAACATGAATAACAAGACTAAAGGAAAGACCGCCTGGTTAGGTGCTGGTGAGGAATACATAGTTGACAACCCGGAACTGAAGAAAGAAGTCACTGATCTGATCAATGACTCCCGAAACGGAATCCGTGGAAATGCTATTTCCCTTGCTACTCTCAAAGACGAGAAACGCCCTAACGAGAAAGTCGATGCAGGAAAAACTCGTGTTTTCGAAGCCTGCCCCCAACATCTTGTAATTGCCATACGACAATACTTTCTTGATTTTGCTGCTCATGTAATGAGAAACCGAATCAACAATGGTATTGCCGTTGGCATTAACCCCTATTCATTAGAATGGACTAAACTGGCCCATCACTTGCTGTCTAAAGGAAACAATATGATAGCAGGTGACTTCTCCAACTTCGATGGATCGCTCTTGATGCAAGTGCTTGTTAAAATCTTGGAAAAGATTAATGAGTGGTATGGTGATTGTCCTGAGAATCAGCTGATCAGAGCTGCTCTTTGGGAGCATATCTGTAACGCTGATATCCTAGTGCGCGGTGAAGTGATTCGGAAAACTCACTCCCAACCATCTGGAAATCCTCTAACTGTCATCATCAACTCATTGTTTAACGGCATTGTTATGCGAATTGCATACATGTTAATCAAGAAAGAACAAGGTCTCCCCGCTGTGTGTGACTACAGGAAGCATGTTGCTGAAATCATTTATGGCGATGATGACGTGAAATCCGTCAGCACCGAAATAATTGGTTGGTTCAATCAAACAACTTTGACCACTGCACTTGCTTCCTTTGGACTTACATACACCGATGAGACCAAGAGTGGCGCGACTCTTCCTTACAAACGTCTGGAAGATACCGCCTTCTTAAAGCGAAAGTTTGCCATTCAATCTGATGGGACCTACCTCGCACCCATGGACCTTGAGAATCTTCTCGAGATAACCAATTGGATACGTGGAAAAGCCCACAAATCGGCAACCATCGAAAACTGTGAACAAACGATCATGGAACTCTCTCTCCATCCGCAAGCCGTATATGAGTTCTGGAGTACTCGTATACAAGAGGAACTCGGAAAAGTTGGATTATCTATGATAATTCCGACCTATTACGAGCAGATGGAGACGTACAGATACAATCGTGATATGTACGCCCGAACAGAATATGTTCCTCTTTGGTAAACTCCTTGGCCTTGCTCCGGAAATGTGATCTTGAACTGAGAATACAAACGGGATACTTCCCGGTTTACTGCTATTTCCTTGCCAAATTATAGAGTGTTGCTGTGCTCTGTTGATACAGCTCCCGACTTCAGGGTGAATAGTCATCTACCCCTGTCGCATTACATGACTGCTACTAACTCATCTAATTCGAATGGTTCTGTTTCGTATGACCATGACCAAAACACGAACGTCGATTCAACCCGAGGAAACTTGTTAACTGACATACAGATGTCTGCTGATGCCGTACCGATGTCATCTACTTCTACTCAGATGGCCTTGAACGACACCACCAGGCATGAAATTATGAGTATCCTGCAACGACCAGTCAACCTGGGTACGTATGA